GCTAAGGCTTTTGCTGACTATACTATTTTTGGTTGGTATAAGATGAGAGAATATAATGAAGCCAATACGGATAATAGTTTTGAAGTTTGGTTATACCCCAATGATACTTTTGAGTTTAGATATGGCGGACTTGATATTGATAGGCATGATGTACTTATTGGAGAAATAGGAAGTGGCAGCAAAGAAGCCTATCAATATTTATTCCATGATGAGTGTGGTACAGGAACAACTAATTCTAGCAACTGTGTTAATACAGATTGGAACGCTACTTCTTTCAACACAACGTTAGAAAATGGAGGTTCTTTATATGGGCTTGGATCTGGTAATGCCGTGGATTGCAGCGATGCTTTAAATGACGCGAGTTGTTCAGGATACGCCTCAGCTTACTTAACGCAACAATGCGACATAACACAATTGCATAGTGAAACTTGCCCTAGATATTGGGAAGCCTATGATGATCTTCAATGTAATTTAGATTCTCAATACGGACCCTTTTGTCCTGGATACAGACAACAAGAATCAGTAGCTTTTTTTAATGAGGATAATGTTGATTATGGGTTTAACCAAGAAGACATGTGGTATGACGAGGAATACGATGAATGGTTAGATAGCTCAGACCCGTGCTACGAGAATAGGTGTGAAGGATTTACCGATGCTGATTGGTACGCCTTAGATACTGAACAGTTTGGACAAGATCAAGTAGATGAATGGTTCGGTACTGATATAAGTTTTAGTGATGATGGTATGGTTAATTTTGATTCTACACCTATGACTTCTTATGATGATTTAGATGTATTAATGGATGTCTGGGATACAGAACAAGAGCAACATCATCAAGAAGAAATGTTATTAGATGAATTTACATTTCAAGAAACATTTTTAATTGAAGATTATAGTGAGCCAGAAACTTTTATTGAGTTTAATAGTGTAGAAGAACTAGAAGAATGGTTTGAAGAAGAAACACATCAAGAAGAAGAAAGAATGGCTCAAGAGATGGCAGAACTTGATGAGCCGGAAGAAGAATTTATAGAAGAAATATTTGAAGAAGAAACTGTTGAAGAAATTTTTGAGGCTCAAGAACGTATTGTTGAAGCTGAAATAGAAGAGGAAAGAATTGAAAGAGAAGAAGCTCCTGAAGAGTTTGAAGAAAACTTTGTTGAAGAGTTCCAATTGGTTGAAAGAGAAGAAGCTGAAGGAAAAAGTTCCGTTAGTAGAAACATAGCTTTACGAATAATAGCTTCAACAATAACAACAGCAAATCAAAGCGTTAGCGGTACTAACTCAGGTAACTCCATACACGCTACTGGAAATAGCATAGCTTCTGGAAATGCCGTAAGTGCCTCATCTAGTGCCGGTTTTAGTACAAGTAGCTCTCCTAGTATGTCAGATCAATTTGCATCATCTACAGCTCAAACCAATCAAGTTTTAAATATGAGCAGCATGTCCGTATCAAACTCTTCTTTTAACTCAACATCTGTAGAAACAGAGACGGTTTCTACAGACACAATTGTTACACGTGGAACAGTAGAAACAACACAAGATCAGATGGATACATCTATTGCATCTGTTGGTACTAATACAGAAAGCGAAACAACCGTTGAAAACATTATTGCTCAGAATCTACAAACGGCCCAAGAACAAGTAATAACAAGACAAGAAGAAACAGGAGAGTATGGATCAGAGAATGCTATTATTGCTGTTATGGGATTTTTACCAGGTTTTAATAATTACAGAATGGTATCCGTACCTGAAAAAGAATTGTGGTATGAACCTAAAAGCATTTATACTAATAATACAATATCAGATAATACTGTAGCGTTTTATGGTTTAGCAGAGCAAAGTATAAATACTTTAACTGAATTAAAAAATTTACAGCCAAATTTATAGGAGACAATATGGAATGGTTTGAAAACAAAACAACACAACTTATAGCCTTAGTAGGTATCGTAGGTACTTTAGCTGGCTTTGGTTATACAGGAGCTACCTACGTTAATAGATTAGAAAACCTTGAAGCACAAATAGGCGGTATAAGTGATACAGAAGACGCTCAAAAAATTATTGAAGAAAGGTTTGTAGGTATTGAAACTTCTGTTGATTACATGAACAAGTCAATAGACGGTTTAGTTATTCCAGATAACAGCAACCTTAAAGCAAGTGTTGCTTCATTAACAAGTGATGTTGAAAGAATTTGGATAGAGCTAGATAAACAAGACGATAATCCTTTGGCAAAATAATATGAAATTTAATTTAATAAAAAATATTGTAGGGGCTGTTGCTCCAACATTAGGATCTGCTTTAGCCGGTCCTTTAGGTGGGCAAGCGGCTTCTGTTATTGCTGGAGTTCTTGGTTGTAATTCAGATTCAAAATCTATTAATAAAGCTATGGCAGAAGCTACCCCAGAACAAATGCTTGAACTTAAAAAAGCTGAACAGTCTTTTGAATTACAAATGAAAGAACTTGATGTAGATATATTTGGGTTAGAAACAGCAGATAAACAAGATGCTAGAGGAAAGTTTAGTAAAGATTGGACAGCAAGAATAATAGGTGTAGTTGTTGTTGGTGGGTTTATGGGTTATATATTTCTTGTTACCCTGCAACCACCAGAGCAAAACAGCGAAGCTTTAATTAACCTGGTTCTTGGTTATCTTGGAGGTCTAGCTTCTGCAATCATTTCTTTTTACTTTGGCGCATCACACAGCCCGGACAACAAAAATGGCGAATAGAACAACTGCACATGATGTAGCATCAGATCTTAAAACACACGAAGCAAAGTGCGAAGAAAGATGGAAAACTATTTTTGGAGAAACTGCCGAAATAAAAAAACAAATGAGCGAACTAAATGGAACTTTAAAAATGGCAACGTTTGGAACTTTTGGTTTTATGGCAACTCTTTTAATAGCTCTTCTTACAGGAGTAGTAGCAATATAATGAATATTTCAGAAGAAGGACTAGCTTTAATAAAGAAATTTGAAGGTTGTCCTGTAAATGGTGCAGGAGATCCTATTGCTTATTTATGCCCCGCAGGTGTTTGGACTATAGGATATGGTCATACTAAGCGAGTTAAAGAACACGATAGATGGAGTAAAGATCATGCAGATTTTATTCTAAGAGAAGAAATAGAAGATGAGTATGAAAAGCATATTCAAGACCTTGTAAAAGTAAAACTAGAACAACATCAATTTGATGCGTTAGTAGCGTTTGTATTTAACTTAGGTTATGGGAACCTTAAAGCATCTACTCTTTTAAAATTGCTTAATGCAGGAGATTATCATTTAATCCCAAATCAAATAAAAAGATGGAACAAAGCTACCGTAGATGGAGAAAAAGTTGTATTAGACGGTTTAATAAGAAGAAGAGAAGCCGAATCCCTACTATTTGAAGGAAAAGAATGGAGTAAAGTTTAAATGGCATTAAATAAAAAAACTTCTTCTGCAAATTGCAATAACTGTTACCTCGGTTTATTTTGGGACGGCAAAACCTTTAAACGCTGGGGAGAAAAATAAATGCCATTACAGAAAGCAATATTTAAACCAGGAATTTATAGAGAAGGAACTGATTACGATAATGATGGCGGTTGGTTTGATTGTAATTTAGTTCGTTTTAGAAAGGGTAGGCCAGAAAAATTTGGAGGGTGGACCAAAACTACCAATAACACTTTTTTAGGCACAACAAGAGCTTTACATTCTTGGGTATCTTTAGGTGGAACTAAGTTTTTAGGTTTAGGAACTACTTTTAAATATTATATAAATGAAGGAAACTCTTTTTTCGACATTACTCCTATCCGCAAGACAACAACAAATGGAATTCTTTTTGCCGCCTCTAATGGCAGTTCTACTATAACTGCTACTGATAATGGTCATGGGGCTGTAGAAGATGATTTCGTAACAATAGCAGGAGCAGCAACCCTTGGTGGTCTAATTACAGCGGAAGTGTTAAATCAAGAGTATCAAATTACTTCTGTTACAACTAACACCTATACATTTACTGCCAAAGACACGTCAGGGACTACGGTTACTGCAAACGCAAGTGATTCAGGTAACGGAGGT